TACTTCTGTACTTATCGCATAACCGCACACTTGTGCATAATCACACAATCCGACCAAGTTGGTCCAACAGTGACTACCAAGTTGTTGCTCCAAATAGTCTATTAATGATTGTTCTGAATTTGTAATAGTGTAGCACCCATCGCGATCCCGGACCAGTTCAATGCGATAGTCAGTTTGTTCTGCCGCTTGAATTTGTTGTTGCAGTGCCAATACTTCATCACTGATTTCAAACTGTTGTGCTCGACCTAAAGCCACAATGTAGTTTACATTAAATTCTGTTAAGGCACCACACCACACCTTTTGAACGGGATTCCATTTACATTCACCTTGACTTAGTTTGGCCAAGTCTCGTAGTTGCTCGATCAATGAACCATCAAAGGGAAAGCGAACAATAATTTTATCGTCTTCAATATAAATTTTGCGACTTCTATCTACTTGTCTAATACCTAACCTGAAGTTATCTAACACTTCAGGAATGTAAACAGGATCGGGTAAATTGCCTAACTGTTTACGATACTTGGTAACAATCTTTACTGCAAGAGCTGCCTGTTTGTCTGTGTAAGGTTTCTGGCTGAGTGCAGTTTGTTCGCCCAGACTGGATAAAATCTGCACATCATATCTGGCAAGGCTGAGTGGACTCTGTTGATTTTGAAACAAGCCTAACAATTTGCCGCCACGAGTACGCCAACCAGAAATAAATTCGATGTAGTCTTCTACGTAAAGAAAAGTTTGCTCCATACAGTATTATAATTTATCCTAGTAAAGAAGTCAAAAAAAGCCCTGCCATAAAAATGACAGGGCCTAAAAAGGTTGCCTCAGGAGCTGACTGAATATTGGCAACCCTAAACTTAATCCTCGTCTCCAGTGTCGTAAAATTTCATTTCCATGCTTTTACCGCGAGTATCATATCCATCTGTACCCTCAATGTCTTCATCGCCGTAAGTTACGTTGGCAATTAATTCCCAACCTTCAACTTCGTAGACATAGATTTTTAATTTGGCTAGATCCAATGGTGCAGTTAAACCTAAATCGCCATCGAAGAATGTACCTTTTTCTACACTCTGACCAATAAAGCCCACAGTGTTTTCTCTGTCCGGCCTGTCACTGCACATGAACTCTTCGGTGTATTCGACTTCAACACCGTGCTTTTCCAATTCTTCATAATCCAGTTTGCAACTCCAAACTTCATCACCATTTTCATCCGAAATAGTAATGTAATTGTATTCGCTAAACTCGCAACCTACTTCATGAGCAATGTCATCGCAATCATAATAACTGCCAGGTTCTACAAAACGATGCTCTTCTGGAACTTCAGGACTGTCTTCGTCATCATCCCAACCCCATCCGCCGCCAGCATATTCTTCTACATCAATTTCATTGTCACGAAAGTACTCATAGGTCTCTCGGGGCACACTTCCAAGAACAATCTCGCCACCATAGCCAGTTAGGCTTACACGATATGTTCGGGGTGTGAACTTAAGAGTTTGGATAAGTTCTTCGTGTTGTTCAGATTTAGTTTTAGTTGCCATAATTGAATCTCAAGTTGTTTAGGGACACCAGTTGGTTGTTTAAGACTGAGGGGATATTTGATATGAGCCCCAAGTCTCCCGTTCTTGTATTTAAGCCGGCTTCATGCAAGTAGTACGAGCCATTACTTGCCAACGCTCGGGGAAACTGACACGCAAGTCAGCAATCTTCAGCGCCATACGCAACGACATCTCACGCAGACGATTCTTGTTATCGTCCATAAACGCCAGGATCTCGTCCTGTGCCACAGTTTCAATCTCCTCATAATCACGGAATAGTTCGCCATCGCTGGCAATCTGCTTGATACGGAGGATCTTGTCACGCATGGTGTCCAAGGTCAGGTCCAAATAGTGGCAACGGCTTTGCAGTGCGTCCAAGTGGTCCCGAAGTTTCTGCGACTTCATTGAGTCGAACTTGAGGTTGGTAATAAAGATTACCGAACCCTTAAACTGGAAACTGTCCGGAATGCCTTCACGGCGCAACAAATGGCTGTCACTTAACCAAGAAATCTTACGACTCTTGCCCGAATCTAATGCGCCTTTCAGCAGGTTAAGACTGACGTCATCCAACAAAATGCTGTCACAGTCGTCAAACACAACCACGCAATTCTCGTCCGAATACTTGTACAAAGTACTGTACAAGCCAAGAGCGGTTGCACTACCTTTAACCACTTCAGCACGGATCTTGCGTCCAGCCAGTTGATCCAGCAAGGTAGCCTTTTCAATTTCTTGCTCAACGCCAAAACTCTTGCCAACGCCGGGAGGGCCGCTGACAATCATAGCACGAATGCTACCGGTGGTAGCCGCCTTGGTCATCTCCGTAAGGATTTCAAATCGCTCACGGATGCGACTGATTGCTTCCTCATCCGTTTCTTGAACGGTAGGATCTTTTACTTCACTCTGCACAGGTGCATCTCCTACAAATTGATAACTCATTGGACCTTCGCAGGCAATGCGAATGCTCTCAGGACAGCCAGGAAACTGACCTTGATTTTTGACTGTTACAAAACTTTTCTTAGCACCACGCTCAAACTGTTTAACCAGTTCAAACTGCATGCCAGCACAATTCTGGTTGCGATAAGTGCCTTCAACAATCTCGATGTATGTACTCACTGTCAGCTCCTACTTCTGTTACGTTATGCCATAATTATAGCAAAATGGCGAATTATCGTCAAGTACTACCTTAGTATTACTTTTCCATAACATATTCAAACAAGATCCACTTGGCACGATTCAGCGCCTGGCGGGCATCTTCTGCTCGCATATAGTCAACTTCGCCGTATTCAGTATTAACCATTTCTTGGGCATCGCTTATCAAACTTGCCGCCATCATAGCAGGACCAGAGTGCTTAAAAGTGATGCTGGACTCTACTGCTTCACGCATACCTGCTTCGGTAACGCCATACATACGAACTTCACGCTTTTGTCTATCAGTGAGTTGGTCATATACTTGGGTCATTGTCTGCTCCTGTTTCGTTAACTTATGCCATAATTATAGCGAAATAGGGAATTTCGAGCAAGTACTACCTTAGTACTACCGTTTTTCACGCCGAAAAGGTGTTGTTTTTCAGCAACACCCGGTGTAATACTTAGGTATTAGTACTAAAGTATTAGTCTTCAGCCTGGCGATCTGCTTCCAAATACTGTTTGATTACTCGCATGGCTTTACGGCTGGTATCATAGACAAATTCTTTGTCTTCATCCTCAGTATGAACTACAAGAATAAAACCGTTTGCGGCTTTGCGAATTTCGATAGATTCAAACATATTACACCTTCAATGGATAGTTGAGTGTGTAATAATAGCATATTATAGATTATGTGTCAAATTGTAGTTTAACCAAAATTTTTGAACACTCTGCGTAGCACACGACTGGCAGGTTCAAAGTTTGACTCCATTATTTCGATATTAGCCAAACCATAGGCAGTCATACCCATTTCCATATAATAAGTTTTTGTGGGCCAACGTTTACGATTTAATGGATAACTGTGGATTAACAAACACTCGTCGGCTATTGGTTGGTATTGGTCTGTGCCCTTATGCTGACAAGCCGTTAACATCTGTATTGCTACTGGATTTACACCAATGTCTGTACGCTGGAAGTTTTTGGCAAACATAAGCACAACATATTCTTCTACTGAATTAGGCAGTACACAATTTGCTAATTCTTCCCCTTCCATTATTAAGTCGTATGCGACTTTTACAAAAGGGTCTGTATAACTCATACAGTATTTACAAATCTACAAGTAATTCCGACTTAAGTTCTTCTTCTGGTAGGAATGGTACCAAGTCGTGTAGGCCTGCCTGACGTCCATCTTTTAATCCTTGTGCAGGCAATATTTCTTGATCCATATGGCAAACACAGTCCCATATAATAGGACCGCCAGTCTTACTCATTCTAAATGCAAACCGATCTAAGTCGTCCTTGCTCTTTAATTGAAAATATTCAAAACCAAATGAGTCTGCTATTTTAGCAAAGTCGGGGAACCAAAGACCTTTTCCAGCACTAGTTCCAAATACACGACCTTCATAGTATTTGCTTTGTGTATTTTTGATACTGAGGTAGCCGCCGTTGTTTAGGATAACAATCTGCACATTGAGATTATGTTCTCTAATTACAGCCAGTTCCTGTAAGTTACTCATAAAACTGCCATCGCCGGTAATGCATATTGTTCCTCTACCTGCACCATTGTTTAGTTCAACACCAATAGCACCAGGTACTGCCCAGCCCATGTCTGCTTGTGCAGGACTGAATACCAAACGTTGTCCCGGTTTTGCTTCCAGTGCGGTAGGTCCTGCGTAACTAATGCTACCAGCATCACCTACTAGTACTTGTTTTGAATCACTATGCTTGTTAACCCAATCTAAAACTGCATAAATGTTTAAAGAGTTAGTTTCATTGTCAGCACGGTATTCGGGCTGCATGACAGGCCATTTAGTTTTCCAGTGTAGGCATTTAGCTAACCATTCTGTTCTTGTCATAGCATTGCTCCAAAAAACTTTTCTAGTCCACAAAGATATCTAGCATCGATTGACACAATATCCTTGTTCAATTCGTTGTTGTCTATGTCTATCATAATCTTGTAACTATAGGGACTGAACTGTTTAGGATCATATCCTACTACACTACTGCCAAGACTGCAACCTAATATTAACAATAAATCACAATTTTGTACTGCAAAGTTACCTGCACGACTGCCTTTAATGCCTACTGTGCCCATGCTGTAATGGTGGTTGCCAGGAGTATAATCCCTTGCACCATACGTACTGGCAAATGGTATTTCATATCGTTCAATAAATTCATTGAACAAGTCAACTGTTTGGCTCTGTCTAATACCGTAGCCCGCAAGTATAAGCGGACGTTCGCTCATTTCTATAGATTTTTTTACAAACTCGAAGTCTACAGGAAGTTTGGCACTAGCAGGAGGTTCGAAATGTTTAACATCTTCTGGCATTGGAGCGTTCTGTATATCGCTGGGGATGTCAATCCAAACAGGACCAGGTCTGCCTTCCTGTGCTAACCACATTGCACGTTCTAGTGTATAAGCAACATCTCGTACATCTGTAACAAACACGCTCCATTTAGTCATTGTAGCATACGTGTCCACAATGTGGTGTTCTTGTACGCCATACTTGCGTAATTGTATACCACGTTGCTCGTTGATATATCCACTACAGGCATCAAGTCTAACGTTGCCGCTGATAAAGATTACAGGCACACTGTCTTGCCAAGCATTAAGCACGCTGGTAGCGCAGTTAGTACCAGCACAACCGGTGGTAGGATTTACTACACTGACTTTGCCAGTAAACTTTGTTTCACCAATGGCAGCATGTCCAGCACCTTGCTCATGATGGTAGCAAATATAAGGCATTCCTGCTTTAATAAATCCATCATTGAGTCCGCTTGCACCGCCGCCCATTAAGCCATGAACACGTTCTACTCCTTGTGAACGCAGATATTGGGGGATCCAATCACATACTCTCACTGTTTATCCTTGTTTATGTTTAAAAACTAAATCCCCATCAATTTGAGTTTTTAGTTCATAATTATAACTGAACAAAAAAGATTTTAATTTTATGAAACTACTATCGTATCTATTAGCCCAGTCTTCAAAAATTTCTACAACTACCACAGGCTTAAATTTTTCTAAAGTGTCGACAGCACCACGCAATGCTTGTAACTCAAAGCCTTCAATATCTAAATGAATCAGATTGCATTCTTCTAGTGCTAAATCGTCAATTCTAAATGAGGGGAAAACTCCTCCCGGAACTACGTGTCCGGCTCCAACATCTTGTCCAAGTTTATGATTTTCCATTCCTAATAGTGCATGGTTGTTACTTAAACACCCTTGCATTTTTATAACGTTAATCTCTGGAACGTTCATGCATAAACAAAGAAAATTAGTAGGGTCTGGCTCGAAAGTGTAAACTGTTTGAAAGTTTCTTGCATATGGTTTAACATAATACCCGCAGTTACCACCTGCTTGTACTACCACTTGTCTATTGCTTACTAGTTCACTTATTCTATCAGGAACTTCTGATCGTTTTGTAAGATAGTCCCAACAAGAATTTTCATCAATACCGTCTTGTTTGGGCCAGTACCAAGAGTTTCCTTGATATTCTCTTACTTCAATAGCGTTGTTAATCATCTGTTACCATTTCTATATTATTACTTAAACAAACTTAAGAAGCCGTCTACAATTTCTCCAATGTACTGAATTTGCTGTTCTGTAATCACAGGACTGGTGCCATGAAAGTAAGTATGAGTCATGGCGTGTGTAGCATTGGGCATTAAGTTTCGGGCCACATTCGGATCCATCAAATGGCTGTACGCAGGTTGTAGCATAATATTGCCTGCAAAATACGGGCGTGTCTGTATAAGGTTTTCTTCCAAATAGTCTACTATATCACTACGACTAAATGGTGCGCCCTGCCTTATTGTTAAGGGAAAAGCAAACCATGATGGATCCGAGCCTGGTTGTGCATAAGGTAAGATAAAAAATTCTTCGTGCTTTTTGTAAATGTCTAGTAACAATTTGTAGTTGCGGCGGCGTAGTTGATGTATTTCTGGCAATTTGTCCAACTGCTTCAAGCCCATGGCACATTGTAGTTCGATGGGTTTTAGGTTATAACCAATCTCATCGTAAACATACTTGTGGTCAAATATTTCTCCTGGCATGGCAGGAATCCATTCGCTAAATCGTTTGCCGCAAGTACCACATTTCAGTTTGTTTGCCTCTGGACCAACACAGTAACAACCGCGGCCCCATTCACGGAAACTGCGTAATATAACTTCTTGTTGTGGATCATTGGTAGCAACAAATCCACCTTCACCCATGGTCATATGGTGTGCAGGATAAAAACTGCATGATGCCATTAAACCAAAACTGCCAAGAGGTTGACCGTTCCACGTACTGCCCAGTGCATCGCAACAGTCTTCTAACAAAATTAAATCGTGTTTACGCACAAGATCCATTAACTGATCCATGTTAGGAGGATTACCCAAGACGTGTGCAAAAGTAATTACACGTATTTCTGGATCATTGGCTAATGCACGTTCAACTTGGTCTAAATTAATGTTTAATGTGTCTAATTCAATGTCTACAAACTGAGGTAAGAATCCTACTTGTAGGGTAGGATTAAGTGTAGTAGGAAAACCTGCAATAGGCATCAAAACTTTTGTGCCTTTAGGCAAGTTATAACCACGTTTGCTGGTAAGCGAAGCCATCATCAGCAAGTTACTGCTGGATCCACTGTTGGTCACAATACCCAGTGTTTTGCCGAACTGTGAAGGAAACCGTCGTTCGAACTCAATACCTGCCGTGCCCATTGCCAACCAACCGTTAAGCAAACTTTCTACACCTGCTACGTATTCTTCAGCATCATAGTGTGCGCCTGCATAGTTTACAAAGTCTTTACCTGCAGTCCAGGACTTATTAGATTGTTTTTGTTCAACGTATTCGCGAACCTGTTTAAGAATGTGTTCCATATTACCAAATAAAATTGTTCTTGTAGTATTTTACTATTTTTTTCAACTCCGTGTCAAACTCTGCCTGTGGTCGCCATCCAAGTTTTTTAAGTTTGGAATCATCTATACTGTACCTAACATCTTGCCCTTTTCTAACCGAATCTTCTATATAAGAGGAAACATCGTCGGTGTTGTGCATTATTTTGGAAACTTTTTTAACCACTTCAATGTTTTGTAATTCTAAATTACCAGAAATATTATAAATTTCATTAGTTACGCCAGATTCAATAATTTTAATAATTGCACTAGCAGTATCAGAAGCATGTAACCATGTACGAACAGGAGTCCCATTATTGTGTAGATCAACTCGTTTGCCGATTGTAAAAAATTTACAAGTTTTAGGTATAAGTTTCTCTACATACTGGCCTATGCCATAGTTATTGGTGGGGCGTACAATTATGTAAGGCAAATTATGGGTTCTGCCCCAGGCCATCACCAGCATGTCGGCAGCGGCCTTGGTGGCACTGTAAGGATTGCTAGGACGTAACAAGTCTTGTTCTGTATGACTGCCCTGCTCTATATCACCGTAGACTTCGTCAGTGCTAAAATGCAAAAATATCGGTTTTTGCAGTTTCTTTTGATTGATCAATTTGAGCAAATGATGAACACCATCGATGTTACTGTGTACAAATTCGTCTGAACTTTCAATGCTGTTGTCTACGTGTGTTTCGGCAGCAGTGTTAATAAAATAGTCACTGTCATAGATCCTGTCAATGTCATTGATATCTTTATGTTCAAAAGTAAAAGTTTTATACTTTTGTAACTCTGGTAATAAGTTCCAATTGGCTGCATAAGTGCCTTTGTCAACTCCTCTAACATACCACCCTTGCTCTAAACAGGCCCGAGTTACGTGGTAGCCAATAAATCCCAGGCAACCTGTAACATACACAATCTTCTTACTCATTGAACGTTTTCCAACCATTGAGTATTATTTAAATACCATTTTACCATGTTGTCTATTTTTTCCTGTGTGGTACTGGTGTTCTTATATCCTTCACGATAAAGTTTATCGGGATTGACTAGATTATAAGCATCATGTCCTGGTCTGTCTACTGGCACAAGATCATAACGTAACTCTTTTTTCAAACTTTGTGCAATCATCTTAGCAAACGATAAATTATCAATGAATTCAGCACCAGCACTATTCCATTTTTCACAATGGCTTTTTTGATTTTGTAAAATAAAATCAGTATGTTCGGCTACATCTTTAACATAATACCAGCGCCGGCCACCAATATGTCCATCTGCACCTGTATGAATTACAAGTTTTTCGTTGTTTAATATCTTTTTAATTGTGGTTACTGGGAAACGAGTGCTTTGACATCTTTCACCAAACGAGTTATTGAGATGGACTACTGATGTCGGTATGCCAAAACTTGAACTGTAAGCAACCGCAAGTTCTTCACCTCCGGCTTTAGTTGCTCCGTATGGATTGTTAGAGTTGTAAGGATCATCTTCTTTGCTGTCATTGCCTAATCTGACTGGACCAAATACTTCTGCTGTACTGTAATATACAAATCGTTTAAGATTTAATTCTCGTGCTAGTTCTAAAATATATCCCGTACCCACCACATTATCAAATATTGCGCCAATTGGATCTTGTAGGCTGGCTTCTGAACTAGGGTTTGCGGCAACGTGCAAAATATAGTCTATGTTAAGTAATTGTGATCTTAGATGATTACAAGGTTCTTTAAGACCATACTCAACAAATTCTAAATTTTCAATGTGCTTCAGGCGTGACGAATTTTTTGTGTCTTTCCTTACACCGCAGACAATTTGATTATTGTGCTGAGAAAAATATTCTACTAAATGACTGCCAATAAAACCCGTTGCACCTGTAATTAAAAATCTTTTATTCTGAATCAACGTCAATGTCCATTTGTTTTGCAATGTCCAACATTACTGCATTACGCTCTCCTGCATTTCTACTGCCGTGAAAATGTAAGACTTTTGCTTCTGCTAAAGTACACCCATTAAATGAATTTGAATGATTTTCATCTAAACTTACTACCTGAAAAGCCATAGTAGGATCTATCATTTGCTCAGGAGTCAGTCCTTGACTCCAGATCTGATGATTGTGAAGAAGTTGCCCCCAACTCCAATCGCTTTCTTTATGACTAAACCATTTGGCCATAAGTTGTTCGCCCAGTTCCCAAACACTAGAGTCCATAGTAGCAGGATAGTATCTAATATCATCATTTAGATAGTGCGTATGCTCTGGGTGTGATTTAGGATCAGTATAATTAAACAAACGCATTTCTCGGTATTTTCCAAAAAATTCAGTTGGCTTAATAAACATAGTGTCTGAACCCATGAACAATATGTTGCATGGTTCTTGATGCCACATTTCTTTAATTGCATAGTATGTTGCAATTTGATTCATTCGTGCATCAAGCACCGGAGATTTTAATGCTACTTCTTTCCAAGTGCTTTGTAGAAACTTTTTGGCGCTTTGGCGACTAATTTTATACATGTCAGCATAACTTTTATAGTCTTTTTCCCAATTTGGGTTTGGACCTGTTCCCTGCCAATAACCCCAATAGTTTACTACTGGCCTAACACACCCTACCAAATAGTTTTTTATTTGTACCATAATTATTTGTACTCGTAGTTAACAGTATCTTGATTTACTCTAAACACTGTGGCACCATTACGTAAATGAAAGCGGCGTGCAAGTTCCGTCGGAGGACTTAGTGTGACAAAACGCTCTACATTAGTAAATGCTTCTTTGGCAATTTTAAGACCTTCTGCTATTAATTGTTGTCCTGATCCGGATTTATAGCTCCAGATAGTATAAAACACAATAGTGTTAGGATTGTCTGCGTTGTCTGCTAACAATTCCTGTTCACTGGCAGGTACACCATGACATAACTTACTACATACGATAGCAGTTACTACATTTTCATCAGTCAAGGCAAATACATGGCGATTTTTTCCAAAACGTTCTGCTAATGGAATGTGTGCCCTTACTGGATCTTCTGCTAATAGATAACTGTAGGGATCTTGTTCATCTCGTATTTCGTAAATCATAAAATATTGTTGATAGAATATTTATTTTACAGGATTCCACACAGCCGTGTCAATGGTTTCTAGTTGTTGAAACCTTGTGGGCTGTGCGGGATGCAATAGGTTAAATGGATTTGCTCGCTTAAATGCACTTGACTGTATTCTATCTAAAATACGATTTACTTTTTCTAAGTCCTCATCAGGCACTGCTAGTGATTCTAAAATCTCCTGTCGGTTGGAAGAGGTAATAGTAGTCTGTCCAATACGATGTAAAACAATATCAAACTCTAAGTAACTAAATCCAAATTGATCTTCATCACCGTTGCTGATACCTAATCCGTCTGTAGGTGTAGCAAACACAGTTTCTTGAGGTACGCCCGCGATCTCTGCTAGTTTAGGTACCTCCCAACTCTTATTAAGACTTTGAATAGGACTAACGTCGCCTACATCACCGTGTAATGTCCAAAAACCTGCAGCCAGTTCACTATAGTTGTCTGTACTGGCCACAAACCCTCGCACGGCACTGGCCATGTTGTACAAGGTCATCATACGTAGACGTACACGCAAATTACCTCGACGTAATTTTGCCTCTTCATTGTCGATCTCTGGATCAAACAGTCGAGTCTGCTTTAACATAAATTCGTAAGACTCAGTCAAGTCAATCTGCTTATGAATAATGTCAAAGGCCCGACATGCTGCCATGCCACGCTCTGTTTCTTCAGGCTTTTGATGAATTGGTAGTGTAAATCCCCATACAGTATAACCTGCCCGTTTAAACAAGGCCGCAGTAAGAGCACTGTCCACTCCGCCACTCATACCAATTACAACATCATTGACGTTATATTTTTCTCTATACGCTACGAGATTTTTAACTAGAATCTTACCTATCTCATCTAGTTTATCTGAATAAGGATAAACATCAAAATCAATTAGTTCACTGAGCGCATTGTCGAACCAATCACTTAAGGGTGCAATCCGATCTTGTCTACTGTATTTTAAAATTTCTTCTTTGAAACTCATTGTGGTTTTCCATAAACGTCGTTTGTTTGTTGTGTAACTCTTGCAAAGGTGGTACACTTACTGAGATTTTTTAAGTTAACGGCGCCAACGTAAGTGCAGGTACTACGTAGTCCACCTAGTATGTTTAATACAGTGTGTTCAACAATACCTTTGTGCGGCATAGTAACAGTTTTGCCTTCACTGCTGCGGTAACTGGCAACACCGCCATTATGCTTGTCCATAGCAGTGTCTGAACTCATGCCATAAAACTTGATCTTACCGTCAACAATGTCGCCGCCGCCTTCTGTGTGTCCGGCTAACATGCCCCCAAGCATGACAAAGTCTGCGCCGGCGCCAAATGCTTTAGCCACATCGCCTGGGCTAGTGCAACCGCCATCAGCAATAATATGGGCATTGAGCCCATGAGCCGCATCACTGCACTCAATAATCGCACTAAGTTGCGGGTAACCAACCCCAGTTTGAAACCTAGTTGTACATACCGATCCCGGTCCGATTCCGACTTTGACAATGTCTGCTCCTCTCATGATAAGTTCTTGCGTCATGTCTGCGGTAACCACGTTACCAGCAATAATAGTTTTGTTTGGATAGCGTTGCCTGACTTGTTCTACAAAGTCGCCAAAGTGTTCGTGATAACCGTTGGCAACATCAATACAGATAAACTGTATGTCGGGACAATGCTGTAAGATTATGTCTAACCTCTTACTGTCCGCTTCTGTGATACCTGTGCTTACTGCCACGGTGTCTTGGGTTAATGCTGGCCAGTTCTGAGCCCAGTCAGCATAGCCTTTACTTTTAACTACACAGGTAAACAGTTGGTGTTCAGTTAGGGCTCGAGCCATTTCAAATGAGCCAACTCCATCCATGTTTGATGCCATGATGGGTATGCCACTGTATTTGTATTTGCTGTGTTTAAACTCGAAATTCCTAACTAAGTCAACTTCACGTCTACTAGTCAAAGTACTGCGTTTTGGAACAAAGAGTACGTCTTTGAAATCCAACTTTACTTCTTCGATAATTCTCATACAAGATATTTAATGTTACTTGGTTTGTACCCGAATTAAACTGTCCTTTCTAATAAGGACTAGACGTTCACTGTCAGGTCGGCGAACCGTAAGATATTGGACACCGTCTATGTACTTGGTCTTTTTAGGATCGTCACAAATCCATTCGTCGCGCTGATTTACAGCATTGCGATATACTGCTTGCTTCATAGTGTGTCTCCTTATTTCTTTACAATATTATAAAGAACTATCATGATAATTGCAACCGCGGCGCCCCCATTTGGTGGTTCTCCTTTATAATATTGATTATTTATTTTTCAGTTTTTTTAAAATTTTGTTCCAAGCAATTTTTTGGTTATATTTCCAGTCGGTTTGAAATAAATGATTCCTATTGTAAACTGCAATGTCTTTAATTTGTTTTTGTAGGCATTTGCTACCGAGTACATCGGTTGAAAAAAAACGTTGTGCTTCGTTTATTGCTTTGTCTATTCTTGTTTTATGGCATGAATAATATTGATATTTTTCATCGATAATCCCGTCCCATGTTTTAAACCCTAGTTTTTTAACATAATCAAGATAACCTTGAGATGCAATTATAATAGATGGTCTTCCACTAATAAGTGCCTTTACTGTTTTTTCTGTTGAAAAGTGTTCTAAATTATGCATTTCCGTTTCAAATACAAAAAGCAAACTAGACTGATTTATCACTTTAGTTGGGAAAATTGCAGAAACATTTACGTTTGTATTTCTAAGTTTTGTATACCAATCATTTTGCCTCTTACTGATATTCCAATCATCTTTGAAATTAATTTTTATAGGTTCTTGTAGGTCAATAGAAGAATTTGCAACAAAATCTGCCATTTTAGATTGACCTTCAAAATCCATATTGTCAGGGGATTCTATATTTTTATAAATTTTACGTGAAACAAAACTTATATGATTAGATTTTATTAGATTTAATTCGTGGAATTTACAATAAGCATAAGTCCTTGGCAATCTGGCTTTACCTAAACTACAAAACAACTTATGATTTGATATTTCAAGGCTTGGCAAAAATTTTTTAAACTTTGATTTATAAATCCCAGATACATAATCATACCAATAAAGCAGATCCATATCATTGTTTGGCCCTTTGCTACTGCTGAAAATAATATCTTTATCTGACAAAGGGACAATGGGTTTGTTTTGAGTTCTTTCCCAAGATAACGATTCAGTTGTCCAAAAAACAACTACATCAAAAAATTCTCTTGGTAAAGAATACCAGATATCTGCGTTGCTTATAAATGCAAGACGTGCGCCTGGTGCTAGTTTTATTTTTTCTAAATTATTAAAGATTTCATAAGATTCAGGCAAAAACTCTAAACCATAAACATGACCAGCAGAATATATATTAATCAAAGTTATAAACTAAAGTGGAGCGGGATATCGGGTTCGAACCGACGACCTAATGCTTGGCAAGCATTCGCTCTACCAACTGAGCTAATCCCGCAATATGGCGGAAGGTACAGGACTCGAACCTGTGCGCCCATTTCTGAGCGGCGGATTAGCAATCCGGTGCATTACCACTCTGCCAACCTTCCTTTAAAGTAATTATACTGATTTATAATCAGTATGTAAATTTATTTGGCGGTCTGTAGGGGAGTCGAACCCCTGACTACGGCGTGACAGGCCATTATTATAACCGTTTAACTAACAGACCATATTGAAGCACACTCGTCTCTTTTTCGTCGGCACCTGCAGTAAAGATCGTGCCTAGAATGTGCTTCAATATGGTGGAGACGGTGTGAGTCGAACACACAGTGCCTTTCGGGCGGCGGATTTACAGTCCGCTGGGGTTACCAATTTTCCTACATCTCCATTACCATATTGAAGCACACTGTTGGATTCGAACCACTCATCGGCAACAGTGATCAATCTGTTTGCGATTCCCCTACCACGGCGGGCAATGTGCTTCAATATGGTCTCAGTGTTGCTGAGAAAGGAATCCCGGTCCTCGCCGCATTGACAACGACTACATACCACCTTTTGTCAAACCATATAGAAACACACCGTGACACCCCTTGTGAGCCTATTGTGTCTTCATCTCACTGCTTCTAGGACGATGTGTTTTTATATGGTCTACTGCTCTACCGACTGATCTAAGGACGCTTTGTGTTGTCTACGCAAGGCCTTGTTAGACTTGCGATGTGCGCCCGCTTTTCTCATTAATGCCAAAGCAACGAAGCGGTTACGTTGCCTAGCGATTTGTTTTGGCTTCATTGCTTTCTCCTTTTATCATAACTGCAATTGTACCAATGTTGCAGTTGTTTCGTTGTTAAATCCGACGTAGTAAGGCCTGCGCTCGCAATTGCCAGGACTCTTGCCATAGAATGTGTTATCATACCCCATGCCTTCTGCTTTCCTTACCATTTCACTAATTGCATATTCGCTAGGCCGTTCTTGAGAGTAGGTCTTAAACACAAATGCGTATTTAAAACCTCGACGGCCTAGATGGTGCCTTTGATTTAATGTAATAAACTGCATACATCTTCTCCTTTGTTAAGTTAACAAATGCTCTGCATCCCCCGGCGGTAATTATAGCGCATCAAGCACCCTGTCACCTTTCGGTTAAACAGCATACCATCACGCACGCCTTCCACCCGCTCCCCGAC